GGGCGCCCCAGGATTCCCGGTATCATGGGCAACCAAAAAGCCCGGCGTTCCCGATGTTAACCGGGTGCCGGGCCGAACATTGTGGCGCTTATCGATATAACGCCGTTCAATCTTGTACTTGTTTGGATTCATCCTTATTTACTCCCTTTTCTCCTGCCTTTTCTTGCAGCACCAAAACAGCATTCGAAAGCACTGGCGGCAATGGTACGCCCATTTTCCCGGCATTTTCGATTATGGATAACAATTCATTGGCAATGTAGAAAAAAATGACGGCATCACGAAGGTAATGATTTTCCCCCAGGACGCCATCTATAACATGCGCTACTGTCACAAACATAAAGATCCCGACTTTTTTTGCAATGCCAATATAACCTTTCATGCTCCGCAGTTCTCCATGAATCCATGCGGCAATCATGCCGGTCAAAAAATCAATTACAACCAAGACCAAGAGCGCGGTCATCATCCCGTTCCACCCCCCATACAAAAAGCCGGTAATGGCTCCGAGTATTGCAGCAGCTCCCCCGATCTTTTCATCCATGCCCCTTACCCCCATTTCTCTCTATAAAATAATGCCCCCGGACCACTCCCGAGGGCATAAAAATAGCGTTCCGATTATTCAGAACGCTTGTTAAGCTACATATTCGACGTCTGTGATTTGCTTGTATTCCTCTGCTGTAATCATCTTGGCGACTACGAAGGTTTTGAGGCTTTCATTCGTATACAGCGGATGCCCATTATCATAAAATTTCTTGACCATCGTATAGTACATCCTACATCCCTCCTTTCAAAATAGCGACTTCGAGTAGCAAGCTCCCAACCATGTCCTGTGTCTCCTGGATTGTCGCCTTATCCTGAGCACTTTCCAGCAGCAATGCCCCGATAAAGTCAGCCATTTGATCGGTTTGTTTCTGCGGGTCTTTTTCCTCATTTGCAAAAGTAACCGTTGAATCCTTGATGTTTACAAATTGCAGCATCAGCCAACGCCTCCCAAAATTTTATTTATCTTAGCGTCGTCAGACGTTGAAGATCGTTTCATAGTCAGCCGGATTTCAGCCGGGCCCGATGCAGTCAGCGCCTTAACAAATTGATCCTCGTTACCTGCTGTCGTCTTGTCCATCGTCTGGCCGTTTAATGCGGCAGTGACGGTTAGCGAGGGATCGCGCTGAATCCAGGCGACGGCTTCGTCAGTGTCTTTAACGGTGAATCGGACGTCATTTTCGAGGATCGGCGTAATCGTCTCCGTCGACCAGGTTCCATAGAACCCTAGATATTGAGTCCCTTTATTCCCCATGAAAATAAATAGAGGACTGCTAAAATCAAAATTGGGATCATATAGAGCTGATGGATAACCGAGTATATTTACTGTATTGGATGTTACGTATTCCGGCACCCCCCAGGCCCCTCCAGAAGTGTATTTAATTTTTCCGATCTGCTGTATGGCATGAGAGGCTGCACTTGTCCCGCTAAATAAAATGTAAGTATCCCCGTTGCGATTTGCTGTTATAGACGCATAATAGCATACCTCGGTATCTCCGCTAGTTAATTTTCGCATCGTTGACCATGTAACTCCGCCATCATCCGAATAAGAAACGCGTATGTTAGGTTTGGATGTGTCGACGCTGTCCGATCCATGCCAAGCAACCCATATTCGCCCGTTTGTAAGGCCGTTAATGCTTTTAGGGACGAATATCGCGGATGGAGAATATTGAATATACCCCCCGCCGTCATAAACACTTTTATATCCCCACCCCGTCCCGTCCCAAAGTAATCTTGAAATGTTATATGTGCTTGCCGAAGATTTATAGCTTACAAGAATAATCGGATATCCGGAATTATTCAAAACTAAAGCAGGGGCCGTATACTGCGTAACCGAGTTGTTCGCATTTGTTACTTGTTGAACGGACCCCCACGTCACCGTTCCGCCAGCATTTATAATCCCTTTCGCATAACGAATATTGAAACTATCTCCGTAAGTTTCATTTTTATGCGCCCATGCCGCGTGTAATTCTGTACCGGCGTCGTTTATAGTTAATGAGCATCCGCCGCTTGCAGTTAATCCATTATCTAAAGTGGCCGATGCTATAGAACCCCCACCTATTCGATACCTCGAAAATGAAATTGTGGAGCCTGCGGTTGATCTTAGAATACCGTAATCGTTTCCTATGCCTACTATAGCCACATCAGAAATTGAAGACGTCCCAAACGTGTTTTCTAAAGCCCAAGTTTGCCCATCATCTTTTGAGGAATACGTATATATGGTTGTGGAGTCCCACGCAACAGCAACAAGGGTACCGTCAGATAGTCGCGCAATCTTCCGCCCGCCAGGGCCGGGTATATTCATATTTCCGCTCACTACTGTCGAGTCATTCACCGTTTTGAGAACCTGCGTTGTCCACCCGCCAAACTTCAAACATTTATTAACCGTATCAATAACCGCCGACGTCCGCGCTATGTTTGCGCCCGCCTTATACGCTTTGGTTAGCGGTGCAAGCTTTAACGTCGCAACACTTACCGTCGCTTTCCAGGTTCCGTAAAACCCGATCTTTGCCGCCCCTGTGTTTTTGTAAATGAAAAGGGGCGTCGTTGTATCTAATGTTAAATCATTTATAGCAGATGGATAATTAGATTGAACGGTTGTTACATCTGTCGGAGCGCTCCAAGCCGATCCATCAAATTTAGAATATCGGATAATCCCGTAGCTTGGATAGGCTGACGTATTTCCATACCAGACAGCGTAAACATTATTGTTCCTGTCTGCGGTTATGGACGCCCCAAACTGTGCGTACAAATTACCGGATGTAATTTTAGTAGGCGTGGACCACGTCGCCCCTCCGTCGTCCGAATAAGAAACTCGGATATTTTGATAGGTAGTGTCAACGTTGTCCAAGCCATGCCACGCTACCCATATCCGACCGTTAGTTAAGCCGTTAATGCTTTTAGGGACGAATATAGTTGATGGGTCTCCTTGACTGTAATTGGTTGATCCCGGCGTTGCATAGACATGTACACTAGACCACGAACCATTTTTTACAGAGGCATCAATACCCTGCCAAGCGTTGTACGTATGGTCATTCCTGCTCAGTATTACGGGAACCCCTGCGCCGTTAGTGACAATACTCGGAGTAGTATTATTGACGTTGGTTTGGTTATCTGTTGTTACCTGTTCGGCGCTGCCCCACGTTACCGTTCCATCAGCATTAATAACCCCTTTTGCATAGCGAATATTGAAGCTATTCGGATAAGTGGCATTTTTAGACGACCATGCCGCGTGTAATTCTGTTCCGGCGTCGTTGATAGCTAGAGAACAGTTACCTAAAGCAGTTAGTGATCCCTCGAACATGCCGTGCGAGGATAAAGTACCTGTAAGCCCATTAACTCTACCTGAAAGTACTCTGTACTCTGTGCCTACTGCGTAGCCTAGTATGAAATAGATGTCAATGCCTTTAGGAGCTAATGACCAATCAATTTGACCTGTACCCGTATTTGTATAAGTAGCAAGCAAGGAAAAGCTCTTTCCATCGTCTTTTGATATATAGAATTTTATATCTGTGTTTCCGTTTCTAACGCCAGCAACTAGCCAACCATTAGATAGCCTTACCAACTTACGCCCACCGTTACCGCTTGTATCGTAGGCGCTATTTACAACCGTTGTATCCGTAGCAACATAATTTGTTACCGTGTCCACAGTTTCGGCAGTCGTAGCCGTTGTACGTTCGATGTTCACGTCATCATAGACCGTGACTTCCATCCCCGTTCTTAAACCGCCGATGGAATCAATAGGAATATCCGTTTGACCGACCGCTAACGGCATTTTAACCGTCAACTTTGTTGTATCGATCGTCATACCGAACGAATCCGCGAAATTGCTTCCGAAAGTGACGCCGTTTGGGACGCGTTTGGATGCTTCAAGCTGAAGGTTCAGGTTTGCTAACTCCCGTTCAACCCCCTGCATATTTTGTCTTGTTTCCTGCTCAATTTGCGCTTTGTTAAAGGTAATTTGTGTATCGGCATACTTTGTCGCGTCATGAACTGCCTTTTCTGTGGCTGCGATGTCCTCGCGGTCTCTGTCAATCGCGTTGGATAGCTGCACTTTACCCTTCACAGTAAGGGAAGCATCCGGTACATCGACTTTAACCCCAGCGACGGCCTCGTCAACGTACTCTTTATCCGCAACTTTGTTCCTCAGTTCTTCAAGAACCTTGAAAGTGCGGTTCCATACCCAGTTTAGCCAACCGGCAGGCGGCTTGTCTTCCACTTCCCAGCCGGTTTGTTTCTTGGAATCCGGCGGCTCAATGCCTTCAGCCTGCCATTCTGGCAATTTCTCTGTAAAAGCCATGGTATCCCTCCTATATCGGTAATGTGTAATCGTGGCCCGGTACGTAAACCTCGCCCAGTGTGCCGCCCGTGGTCATATCAGTATCAGCCAGCCCGGTCGGCCCGGTCTCCAATGCTCCGTATTTTGACGACAATTGGAACGTCCCGGCCAGTTCAATTTGAGCGACCCGGACACCGGCGGCCACAGTCTTTTGAATGATCTGGCCGAACTGCATGGGTGACATGCCAACTTCATTCAGCCGCTTAATAGGCACCCGAATCAGCGACAACGCCGCAGGCTCCGGCTCCAATGGATCGTTATATTTCGGCTGTATCCTGATGTCCTTATAATCACAATTCAAGGCCAGCGCCAAGACCTGGATGATGGTGTTAATATCCGTCTGCGAAAGGTTCCGGGCAATCTTGGAATACAACAAGACGCGGTACACTTCGTCAGTGGCCGCGCCGCGTGGCTGTGCTATATTCTGACCAATCCGGTCCAGTGTGGTCCCCTTGGCCTTGTCAATGCTGCGCCATTCGCGGATGGTTTCCAAGGTATCCCCGACCTCTTTAAGCTGGCCGTACATAATACCGATCAGCTTGCCAATGTTGGAATTCGGATCCTTATTGAAAACATCCATGAACCGGCCTAGCATGTCCTTCATGCTAAACATGGCTTGTCACCTCAATATAGTCCGCTGTCGTCTGCGCGACCTGATACGGGGCAATATCGACGTTTTGAGCAAGCATGTTGTCACTACTTTTACCTACGGTTACGGCCACATCTTCCACACCATCCACCGAGTATACAGCGCTGATCAGGCGAGTAAACACCACGGCCCCGCCCATGGACAACCCGTTATAGTAGCTCCCGGCAGCGTCTTCGCCGCCGATATACCGGATAATGGCATTCTTGATTTGGTCGTCCCCATCGGATGGATACCGGTCATTTTTCGTTACCACCACACTGACGTGAATAGGTACCTCTTCGGCATGGCTAAATTTCACCGTATGCGGATACCCGCCAAGGTCCAAGACCTCTTTACTGATATCCCCGTAGGATTCAATGCCGCCGGACTGCTTGGAAAAGATCGTTTCGGCCACTTCTTGATCATCGCCACCCAAAACGTAAGCCTGGAAGGACTTTGGCGGCCTCCCTGCGGCGTCCGTCTCCATAGTGTTATTCTCGATCACAGCGGCAGCACGGACCTTTTCCAGCCGGAGCAGCGCGCCCCGGATAGCATCCACAGACGCCGAACCGCCACCGGCCACAGATAGCTCATATCTGGAACGGAACTCGGCGTCTGTCTCCTTTTCCCGGCCTCCTGTGATTCGGTCGGGATTTGTTACGGCAGTTACGTCAGGGTTTGGGTTTACGATGACATTAACCATCCCAGCCGCCACATTACCGGCTTGCCCGGGTTCAATGGCTTCAATCCTCACAGAAACTGTCCCATCCGTCCCGACCGTGAAGCTATCCAACGTTTCATAGATAATACCGGTTTCGGTCGCCACGCGAAACCCGGCATCTTCTGTATGCCATGGTGTTCCGGTTATGGTCACCGAACCGGCCGCGTATTGGTCCAGGATACGTGTTATTCCAACATACGGCCCAAGCCGATCCAGGTTGTTCCCGGTAGCCATGGAAACATATCCGCTGTTGTATACGTCTTCTGCCACGCCCCATATCTTCGCCATAAACCAAGCATGAATACGCAGCAGAATGCCCAGGAATGACCTTTCTGACGTGTTCACCTTCTCGCCGTATACTTCTTTGGCCTTGTCCTCGGCTTCCGCAATCAAGTCATCAAATCGTTTACGCTGGAATCCTTGTTCAGTCAGCACCTATATTCACCTCCCTTTGAATGACTTCGCCAGTTACGGCGGTAGCCCGGAACGTGATTTCCTGGACTCGTGTGGTCCCGTTCGGATTAAAAGTCACTTCTTCAACGCTTGCTATTCGGTCATCTTGCAGTAATCCTCGGGTGATTTCATCCCTCATCTGCTCTTGGTTTAGGTTTTTCCCAAGGAAAAGACTGAAGTCTATACCCATATCCGGGTTCAAAAACCACTCCCCGCCATTGGTCCCTAAACTAATCTCGCAGCATTGGGCCAGTTCTTCCGGCCCGTCGATCATGACCAAATCACCGGTACTGTCAAACGCCAAATCACCATCAATTAACTTGAAAGACTGCATCCAAGCACCCCCATAACAACCGCGTCATTGACATCATGCTGCCGGTCCGTGCTGGCCGTTGCCACCGAGCCATTCAACGCATTTTTGATTTCCCGGTCTGCACAGACCACAAAGACAATATCACCCTGTTTTAATTCTGGTTTGTATACTTGCGGTTCGCCACCATTGACGGTGAAACGATGGGCAAGAACCTGGGCACCTTGGATCATGGCAGGTGCATCGACCGTGGTTTTGATCAAAGGCTGAACGTCAGCCGTACATTTACCCGGGTCAAATGAAATGACTTTGCACAAAAAGCCGACATGCAAGTCACCAAATATTTTGTTTTTGTATCCGCCCAAAATAGCCGACATCGTGCCTGCTGGGTCAGTCTTCATAAAATCGCCTCCACCTCAGTAACAAAGTCACCTGTACGGCTGAAGGTGTGGGAGCCGCTGCGGACGTGCGTCCGGCCCGTAAACTGCGAATATTCCAAGTCAATAACCGATGCCGTGGTCACCCGATGCTGTAGCTGCATCTTGACGTTAAAACCTTTCGTTGTCCCGTCTTCGAACCGGCCCGGCGTCCCGATCAGACCTGTATCCTTGTTCAGCTTAAACACCGAATCACCACCGCGCCGCAAGTTTCGGATATACAGCTTATTCTTGTTGATGTAAACCGAAGTCCCGCAGTCCTTGCAGACCTTCGTAATGATTTCGGTTACTTGCCCTTTGGCCGTGTAGCCTTCCTGGTATCGGTAATCCTGGTTCAGCTCCATTTGAGCAATCGGAAGACCAATGTATCCGGCCATTTGTCTGATGATTTGGCTTGCCAGCGTTCCCTTGGCAAAGGTAATTTCCTTCACCTCACGCTTGGAAAGGTCTTCGCTATCCAAAACGTTGATGAGCGTAATTTTGTCAACGCCCTCCCAAGTGGTGGACACTTTGGAAATATAGCCATGCAGCAGCAGGCCGATATCTCCTTTATATCCGGCGTTCAGCATCAGGACTTCATTACGCTTGATGTTATTAATGGTCTTGTCGGATAGGTTCCAAAGTTTGATTTCGGATTCATTGGGAAGTGAATCTGAGTCAAACGGCACTTTGCCCTCGATGTTGTAAAACTCGCTCGAAAATTTCATATTTGCCGTCATGACCTCAATCACCCGGCCAAAGTTATTCATCCTCGTCATCACCTGCTATCACATACAAAAAGACACTCTCATTGAGCGTCTCCCATGTCACTGCTGTTTGTTGTTCGGATTCGTCATATGGCACGATCGGTACTTTCGGAAAACGGTTGTCCTGGAAATCGTAGAACAAAGGCATCTCATAAACCAACTTTTCCCCTACGGCCAACACCTCACCGTTTTTCTCCAAATTCACCGTGAAGAAATCAAAATCCTCATTATAATGGACTTCAAACGTAAACATTTCGTCGGCCAGTGAGATATCGAATCGATACGGAATCAGGTCCTTTTCAATTTCAATGTAATCGTAGTCCATAGCCACCACCTCTATGCCCATGGGCTGCCTTTCTTGAATTTTACCTTTTGGACCGTCTGCTTGGTCGTGGTCTTCTTCTTGGTCGTCTTCTTGTCTTTGGTCTTCGTTTTCGTCTTCGTCTTCTTCGTACTTTTATTGGATTTGGTTTGCTTCACGCCGCTGTTTACGATCTTAGCTGCCTGGGCCTTGACCGGCACGGGTAGTTTGTTGACGTAAGCCGACTGCGCCACCCGAACCTCGATCATTGTAAAAGAGAAGGTAAATCCATCGCTTGTCTGATAATCACGACCCGTCGATAGGCCACTGATCAAGCCGGTAAAGGATACCCGGCCCACGTATTTCACAATCCGACCAGTATCAGAGGCTTGAACCAGGAAACTATGAATGTCGGCTGCATTTTCTCCTGTGCATATGCCATTCAAAGCAAGCGTCCGGGCCTTTCGCTGTACATGGTCGGTCATATCAATGTCTTTTTCCACCGGCTGGGTCGTGATATCAACGTCAAAGTTCGGCGTTTCCTTCTCGACCCAAATATATTTGCCGTCAATTGTTGCCATCAGCTCACCCCCGGTTCCGGCAGCCCCATGCGACGCATAGTTTCTTCAATGACCTGCTGAAGAACTTTGCGGACCTCCTGCGACACATCAGACGCCACCGTAGCGCTAGAAGCATCTGCCCGCAGGTCAATGCTTACCTTGATATCCATTGCCCCAGCTGCCTGCCCTGTGGCAGCTTTCGCGGGCGCCAGAGCTTTTGCCGGGGCTGTGCTTGCGGAGGTGGACACTTCTTCGGCCAGCCCGGCAGATGCGGAAGAAACACGGTTCTGTGTGCCGTCGATCCCTTGCGCCAAACCTTCGCCGGTATAGAAACCGAGTTCCATCATGACCCGGGAAGGTGAGTGGATGCCCAGGATACTTTTTACCTTGTCGGTAATGCTGTTCCCGATTTCCTTTACCTTATCAACTACAGCGTTTGCCATGGAGCCGATCCCGTTCACCATACCCTCTATGATGTTCCGGCCAATGTCGAAAAGGTTGATCCCTTTCAAGAAACCAACGATTTGATTCCATATGCTTTGGATCTTGTTCCAGATGCCCATGACCGAGTTAGAAACGCTGTTGGTGATCCCGGACCACACGGAACGTAAGAAGGACCCAATAGCCGTGAAGATAGACATGGTAAAGGATCTGATTTGGGACCAGTATTTGACGATTAACGCCACAGCCCAAACAGCCGGACCACCAAGCACAATCAGAATCGTGGTTCCCCAGGTCTTAAAAAAATTCACCACGCTGTTAAATATGTTGACGACCCAGGCTATAAACCCATTCCAAACGTTGGTGAGCCAAGTGCTGACTGCGCCCCAATTTTTTAAGACAAGGATTACACCGGCTATTGCTCCAGCCACCAAAAGAGCGATACCAATAATCGGAAGCCAAGGGGCTATCATTGCCCACCCAGCAGTAGCTGCTGCCCACATAGTAGGGATTAGACTAATCAAAATGACTGTTGCAAAACCGGCTACTGCGGGGCCGATAACATCTATATTGTCTAAGAGAAAGTTAAAGGCTTTCCCTACACCATCTATTCCAGTGCCCAACCCATGTACAAGAACGCCCGCAAATTTCTCCAATTGAGGCCCAGAATCCTCTAACCATTGAGAAAACTCAGTAAGATACGGTAATAGCTTCTCACCGATGGGAATGAGAAGATTGGTTTGTAGTTGTCTGCCGATCCGTGACGCTGCCTCGCCAGGAGTGTTAAAATTGATCTGGTTTAACTCCCCCATGGTGTCCTTGGTCATATCAAACTGGTTCCTTACGGTACCCATAGCTGTTATGACATCTTTTTGCAAATCCTCAAACTGCGTTCCGAACAACCCGGTTGCAACTGTATTTTGTTCCACTGGATCGGCAATGTCGCTGATCATTTGAATGATCTGTTGGAATGACTGTTGGGCTCTAGGACCACCCTCGGCAAAGATGTGCATCATTTTTTCGGCATTAAGCCCGAGCATCTTATATGCCTGAATAGCATTGTTGTCTCCAGCATCCTTGGCACGGATATTAAATTCTTTTACCGCGTCCGCCACTTTATCTAAGTTAAATGCTCCTTCGGATGCTCCAGCAGCCAGAGTATTAAACATTTGATCTGCATTAAAACCCAATGACTTGAATTGCAAAGAATACTCATTCAAAGTGTCCAAAAGTTCGCCTGAGAAATCCAGACCCTTCTGTTTGCCCTGGGCAATCAGGTTGAATGCTTGATCGGATGTTATACCGAAATTTTTCATAACTGTATCCGCTGCACGTACTGATTCCGGAACTTCATATCCAAAGGCGTCACGTAGTAGCAAGGCGTTTTTTGTTGTGTTTTTGAGGTCTTCGCCCTGTTGTTTGGTGATTTGGGTTGTCTCAGAAATAGCGCTACCTAGATCTTGCCAGGATTCGCCGAAATTTTGGTTGTACAATTCCGTGGCGATGGCTTTTGTGGCTTCCATTTGCTCATTTGTCGCACCTGTTGCCATCTGTACATTGGACATTGCTCTTTCAAAATTACCAGCAGCTACAGTTGCAGCAGTAGCAAAGCCGGCCATAGCCACACCGGATTTTACTCCGAATTCCATAACCTTGCTCTGCAACATGCCTACCTGTTTCTCAGCCTTCCGCAGTGCGCTATCTCCGATTTTAAAGCCCACGGCAAACATAAGGTTGCCTATGATGCCACCAGCCATATCTAAATCACCTCACAATGCAAAAAGAGCGCCGCTTGGGCGCTCAGGTCTTGGATTTGTTTTTATTCATTTCTTGCCGTTGTTGTTTGATATGAATATCCAGTGCCGCATTTGCCTCGGCAATGTCATCATCGTCCATACGATCCAGGTCGGAATAAGATATGTTCATATCAGACAGCAGCAGCCGCCATTGTTGCCAGCGTTCCTTAGCCCTCCGATGGGCCTCCTGCTTGCTGATCATCGTCTTCACCATCCTGTTTATCCTGACCGGTTACGAACGAATAAGCCGCGTTGATAACCTCGGAAAATTCGGTGTAATCCGTGAAGTCGTCAATTTTGAGTTTCGGCACCACGATAACATGCTTCAGAATTTCTTCAGAAAGACGCTCTTCCAGAACAACACCATGTTTGTTTTTACTGGCATCATTGATTTTGGAAATGGTCCGCACTCCTGGATGTTGGAAAGTGTACTCCGTACCGGATTTAGACGTATAGTTTTTTTGTTTAAAGTTCATAGGAATTGGTCTCCTTTAATTTTTGGATTTTGGATTAAATGATGGTGTGGTCAAGCATTTGGATTTCGTATTCCCGGTCCTCGGCTTCGTTGCCATAGGTCCGCGTTGCCGGCTTTTTAACAAACGCCCTTGTAGACGTAATGCTTTCCTTCGGTTCGCCGTTGTAGATCACGGAAACCGGGACTTCTTCGCCGGTAACGGCCAGTTTATCCAGGTAGGCGACCTGGGGGCTGGCAGACAGCAAAGTAATGGTCAATGTCGCCAAAGGGTTGTTTACATTACTGGTAATCACATCACCCTGTGCGCCGACCTTGGCCGTCTTGCTATCCTCGTCCTTCTCCCATTCGGCCAGGTCCTCGGAAAACCCGGTAATATAAACCCCGCCGACCGTAACGGTAAGGTCCATTGGATCATATTGCATGGTTTATCACTCCTTACAGCTTGATTAAGCCTTTGATTTTTGTTTTATGGATGGCGCCGGCCAGTTCAAATGTAAAAGACCCGCCGTTATACTCGCGTTTCTCGCGGTCGGTGGGGTCTACTTGGGAACGAGTTTTAAAGGACGTGCTGTACAAAGGTAAGCCGTCGTCATCATGAGCAATCATGCCGTTTAGGTCGGCGCGCTTCAGCACCGTTTTAACCTCGGATTCAATCTGAGCGATACCATTGTTGTCATAACTAATCTTCTTGGTCCGATTGAAAAGCTTCTGAACGTTTGTGCCGATGGATTGAATGATGAAATCCTCAGATTGGACAATATCAATGTACTCGCCCGATACGGTTACTCCATCACTAGTAACGTTATCCCCGGCCTTGGTTACGTAGGTATTGGCGTTGTACCCGTGGATTTGATCAAGCTGCGTCTTGGTAAGCTCCAATGGTTGAATACCATTCAGGTACTTGAACTTCCAAGTCAAACTTCCCGCAAGCGCCGAACCGGCGCGGCCAACCCAAGCAGCTTCCGGGTAATTGGACGTGTCTTCGTGGTAAAGGATTGCTGTCCGTTTGTATTTCTTTGAATAGATGTTTCCGAGGTCTTCCAGTTTGCTAGTGCTTGCGAAAAACAGCCGGGAGTCATCGGCTTCCACCGCATCTGCAATGGCCGTGATATTCGCGAGTGTGCTGCTGGTGGACAAGAGATAATAAAAATCCTTGTCGAAAATGGTAGGAAGAAAATCTGCAAGTGCAGAATCCGTCTTGTACAACATAACGGCAACCGAGTCAGGAGAATCGTCACCCTGGTTAAATAGTGCGGAGGCCGCTTTGTATACCTCCGAGTTAATCGCGTGGTCTACAACAACATCATCCAAATCGTTATAGACTTTGAATTCCTGACCGTTTACGCTGGACCCTAAAATCAAGGGTCTACCCATACCAGTAACCGGCGTGGGGCGCTGAATCTCAATGACTACTTGCACATCATTGTTGTTCAAAATTCTCAACTCCTTTTGATATTCGCTTTTTCGATAGGGATAAACGGCTGGTCCGTGGTATCCGTCGTTCGGATGTCCACGTCAAAACCCATGCGGCGCTCCCATTCTTCTTCGATGTTGACGTCGCGGTTCTCGACAACTCCGATGTCTGAGACAATGACGTCCATATCCTTCAAGGCTTGGTAACCGGCCGTTTTAAACCAGTCCCTGGCCTTCATGGCGTTGACGATACTTGTCGCGTTATCATCGGCGTACGACAAAAAAGAGACGGTAAAACTGACCGTCTCCTGAAGGATCTGCTTTTCCCCTTCCTGGGTTGTCATGATCCTGCCGCCCGGATCGGGGCCATCTGATACGCTGTAGGTCAGGAATGCCCCTTTGGGAATATCCCCACCGCCGTTCATATTAATGACCGGCAGACCCAAGACATCCTTCAAGCCCTGTACCCAGGTTTTTCGGATTTCATTGTACGGGATCATGGGCGATCACCTTTTTAAGAATATATTTGTTCACGTCGCTGTACCCCCGGGTCTCGGGAGCATCCACGGTGTACTGGCTACCCTGATATTCGATCAGGTCCCCGGATTGGTGCCCTGATACCGTGTATAATGCCCGATCTTCGGCTGTATACCTTCCTCCCTCTGCCTGCTGTAATTTGGCGTCTACAGGCTGGATAACGCCGTAATGGGCTTCCCTGACCGTCTGAGACAGGATAGGGTCCCCATATTCGTCGTACTCTTCCGTTTTGCCCGGCCGGACCATGGTATATGGTTCATTGTACTTCCGTGTAACCGCAGCAAAATGAAATCTTCGCATGTAATCACCTCTTAGGAACCACGACAAATTTCAGAGAGTCGCGCAACTTCTTTTCCTGGCCCACCAGTATTTTTTTGTTCCCTTTTCGTCTTGCATAGATCGGAGTAAGGGGAGGCTGCCGTATCCGGTCGAAGTTTTGGAGCATCTTTTGTAGGCCGGTCTGTCCTACCTTATCCAGTAGCCCATGCGCCGTTTCGTTTTTCAGAACGATTTCATTCACTCCGGCTTTGACCAACTTTGAAATTGCCGCCTGGGCCTTTCGTTTCCCGCCTCCGATGAATGGGCGCGCCGGAATCCCTGCCTTAGCGGACCCAAATTCATGAATCGCGGCAATCATGGCTGTTTCAGCATCACCGGATGCACCAATATGCACTTCGTTCTTGGTCAGCTCTTCGAGCTTCTTCAAGATATCCGGCAGATAGGTGACCTCTGTAACCGTGACATTGGCCCGTTTGGTACGTCTTCGTGTTGCCCTTGGCATCTAATCACCTCATAAGCGAATTAACGCCTTTACGGCTGTCGGGAGGTCATTGCCGTCATCCTTGTAAGTCACCGAGATGTCACCGACCCGTTCCGAGGTAACCCCCGGAGTCCTCAATAACATCTGAGCATAAAGGATACAGGCAAGTGAAATATTTTCGGGCAATGTGGCAGGCTCTGCGCCCGCCTCGTCGCTCGGTAGGATGTATCCAGCCATATATTCCACTTCAATCAAACGCGCCCCACAGGGCCATCCAGAGCGTCTGAACAACATGCCGTTATCGGATTCAATGACAAAGGAGTCCATTGCCTGCTCAGTGCCGTTCACCTTTAACATAGAAACGGATTGGATCGGGAAGTTTCGGAGCCGGAGGAACTGAGTTCCAGAGCCATCCAGCGTCTGCCGGTATTGCTTGTATTCGAAGCTCCGGTTTGCTTCCCGTTCAATGGCAGCTGACGCCGCTTTAAGTGCCGCCAAAATCAAAGGGTCCTGGGACTTATCATCGTCCTGGACCCCCATGAATTGTTTTGCGGTTTTAAGAGTTGCCAGCATCTTTGCCACCGTCCGCGGACTTCTTCGCGGCGTCGACTTCGGCTTTCGTTGCTTCTTTGCCGATAACGTCAGCAGCCTTCAAACGTTCGGCCCGTTCGTCGTCAGCTTCAAAGATGGAGCCAGCCGGAATGGTCTCACCGGTCTCTTTATCGACAAATTCATTGGTTACATGGTAATGCTTCGTTTTGTCTGCCATTCTTCCTTATGCCTCCTTTTTAAAGCCCGGCTTTATACCGGGCTAATTTTCAATGATTAAGCCGATGGAGCACCCAAAACAATATACGGGCTTACCTTGGTTACGCCATCTTCAAGCGTCAGCGGCGATTTAACCCATGGCTTACCGTCAACGTTCCAGAAGCATTTCACAATGGTTTGGTTCTGGGTAAAAAGAACGTGTTCCGATGCCGCGATAAAAGGACCGGCCCCGTCTTTGATCAGGTAATACGACAGGTCAACCAGTACCAAGTCGCCCACTTGTCCAAGTGGTTTGGTTTTACCTGTGAAACGGATCGGAACACCGAGCAGCGTAGAAGGTATGCCCTTTGTCGCGTCTCCTTGGATAAAGATATAATTGCCGCTCGGGTCTTTCAGCGTCATCAATTGCGGCATTGCGCTTTGAGAAGCAATAAAAAGGGCATCTCCGAGGGATGCCGGTAAAAGTTTGCTCAACATCCCGACAACGTCGATATAGGAAATCTGATTCGCTGTTTCGCGGTTTTGTACAAGCCGACCGACAGCACCGATAAATCCGGTTGGTTTTTCGACACCGTCGCCGGAAATGAATGCAGCATCTTCAGCCGAAACCATAGCTTGCGAAAGCAGATTACGAATAAATCCGTTGGCTGCCGACCAGTTCCGCAGCAATTTATCGGTTACCTGCATGTGGGCTGCAACTTCATACGGCTCAAGTGTGACAACATCCAATTTCGCATCGGTTTTAGGCTTTTCCTCACCTTCACCAATCCATTGAACCGTAACACCACCATAAGCACCCTTGGCCCCTTGCTCAAATGCAGGAATGGAAATTTTGCTGTCCGGCGGCGATCCCGCAGGGATGACATTGGCACGCGAACGTACAATAGCTTGTTCAGCAGTCAGTTGCAGCAGCTCTTCCCGGAATTGTTCCGGCACCGCATAACCACCGCTTTCCGATATTCCCATAGAAAGATCATTCCGAATGGCTTCCAAACGGCCTGTGGAATCACCAAAGCGTACCGCATTCACAAATTCACCGATCGATTTAAAGCCGAAATCCTCTTTTTTGTCCTGCTGAACGCCGGTTCCTGCTACGGCGGATGGGCGAAAAGGCTTGTTGTCCGGTTGATCGAGGCTTTTCATCCGAGCAGCAACGCTGCTTTCGCGCTCTGCTTGTTTTTTCTTGGCCTCAATCTGACCATCAGCCTCTTGAATTTCAGCATCAAGTGCGTCAAACTCTTGTGCCTCCTCCTCCGTGAGGTCTCGGCCGCCCTCAGCTCGGGCCTTTTCAATGATTGCGCTTTGTCTTTGAATCTTTTGAGCGCGAGTTTGCAGAAGTGCCTGCAAATTCGTCTCCCCGAACAATTGCAGATTAAGCTTCAGTCTGTTTTTTCTTTTGGTCATGTTAATTGACCTCCCTGTTTTTATTGTGGTTTAACACTCTTTCGTAAAAAGATAAGGCCATTGTTGCACTCGGTTTAGGCGTTTTAGGCCGTTCGTTACTGGCAGCAACGATAAATTTGGGGGCATTTTTGAATTTAGATAGGTCGATGACCTGTCCGTTTACCTCCAATTTTCCACCCCTCAATGAGGCGGCGACCTCTTTGGACTGCTCCACCTCATCCGCGAAACCATGACTTACAGCTTCTTCAGCCGTTAACCAGGTTTCCGCATCCAAAAGGCTGATCAGCTCGTCTCGATCCATGCCGGATTTGTCTTGATAGGCGGCAATGAGACTTTCACGGATGCTATCCAGGTCATCAGCGGCTTTTCGGAAGTCGGCAGCGTTTCCTGCTTTGATTGTCCAAGGATTATGGATCATCAGCATGGAATTGCGCGGCATCACGACTTTATCCCCGGCCATGGCAATCACAGAAGCGATTGAGGCGGCCAGACCATCGACATAGACATTGACCTTTGCCTTATGGCGCTTCAACATACTGTGAATGGCTTGTCCAGCGAAGACATCCCCGCCATCGCTATTGATATACACGTCCAATTCAGCGATGTCTCCCAGCGAATCCAAGTCAGATTTAAACCGGTTCGGCGTAACTTCGTCACCCCACCATTCTGTGCTCTCGATCACGCCGTAAAGATATAGCTTGGGTCTGCCATTCTCATTTTTGAATGACCAGAATTTCATTCCTCACTCACCCCCTTTCTGGTTTCCGGCGGTGCCCGGGGGAATCATATTTCCGTTGACCAGATAGATTTGACCTGATCCATCTTCAATCGGGTTCATCTCTTCCAATCCACGCCAATCATCCGCATTGATCACACCGTTTTGCCGTTGAATCGCAAGTCCTTCCTGTCTGCTCTTGTAATCGCCACGCAGCAATCCATCCACGTTGAATTTGACATAGTAACCTTGTTCGCGTTCCGCTGGCGTGAATAGCTTCCAGTTCATGGCCTGCTCATACTTCGTGATGTACGGCATCAAGGTATACATGACAAACTCAATGGATTGGTGCTCAATATTGGAAAACGTGGCCCGTTCCAAGTTCGCAATCATATGTGGAGGCACGCGAAATAACCCGCAGATTTCATCCCGGGTAAATTTCTGTGTCTCTATGAATTGCGCTTCAGCCAGAGGCATCGGGATTCGGCTGTATTTCATCCCTTCTTCGAGGATCAACGGCTTCCAGGAGTTCGCCATGCCGCTTCCCTTCTCTTCCAGCCATTCAACCAACCGGTTATAGGCTGGATCACTAAGCGCCTGTGGATGTTCCAACACACCGCCTATGTTCATCCCTTGGGAATAGAAGCGCTCGGTAAATTCTTGCGTGGCTAACCCTACTCCCATGGTCGAAGCGGCCATTCGAATCGGGGAATAACCCCGGATCCCATCAAAACCCCACCCAGGAACATGCAAAACGCGGTCAGGTTGGAATATCTCGGCCTTTCCTCGGTCGTTATAGACATATTCCAAGGCATCCGTCATCGGGTTTCTTTGCGGGAAAATCAAGCGCCAGTCCACCGGGTATATCTCCAACGGCTCCCCCCGGCGGTTAAAGGTGATAATCGAATACGTATTACCGGATAAGGCTAAATGCCCGGTCTTGGTCTCCCGCCATGTGGCCGAAGTCATTTCCGCATTAGGGCGATTATGAAGCAGCTCATATACGGGATGCCCCCGGGCCTTATCCTTGCCGCCTCCCGGCCGTTCCTTGAACACATCAAGAGGCAGGGTCGCGATGGTCTCGGCAAGTACCCGTACACACGAAAAAACGGTGACCAGTTTCAATGCCCGCTCTTCGTCCACCTGCATTCCCGCAGCGTGACCGCCACGAAAACGGCTTAGGACTTCATTGTCAAATTCCTCCATGGTCATCGCCCGGGCATGTCCAACAAGCTTACTGATTAAGCCCATATTTATTTGTCACCCCCTTTCCGGGGAGGTAGTCCCACCCACAAGAGTGCAGCGCCACAAACAATGAACATGGACGGCGGATAAACCAGCCATAACCCATACCCGAACGTCACAAAACCACCTACAAGGAGCAATTCCCTGATGTGGTCGATGGTGATCTTGAATTTTGTTTTTTTCACAGGCTTCTTGGCCCCCTTGTTTCGTATACTGATTTCGTGCTTTTGTTCGCTATGCAAAGCTTGTGTGCATTGATAACGGCGTCAATCGGGTCAATCCGCTTGGTTTTGGCCTTCGGGTCCTTGTCGATCTTGATTTCACCGAAACTGTTGCTCACTGTTTTAGCGTTGACCATGGACCACGTCAGCAGCTTGTTACTTCCGTCATAACTCACGTTGCCTGCTTCGACTTCCAGACGGAAATCGACGGTCGCGTCGTTCAGGCTGCGGGCGCTCTGAACAATCTCCACGCAATCCACGCCGAACTCTTCCAGGTCAGACAAAAAGGCATCCGCATTATGAGGGTCATATGCGATGCCTTTGAGTTTCAAATCGTATTGTTTGATCAGGTCTTTGTAATAACAGATGATGTACTTATAGTCCGTTTTCACGCCGCCCAAGGTTTCTGTCACCGTGATCAAGTCGTCCATAATCCAGATATCATAAGGGGCATCATCAGACTGTATATGCTCATCTACCCTGGCCGCCGGCATGAAGCTATGAGAATGGATGTAGTATTTGCGGTGTTCCCCATCGTCCAGCGGAAATTCCAAGCAGCCTGACGTCAAATCACCACCGGAAGAAAGATCAAGCGCAAGATAGCAGTCCCGGCCGCGCATGGCTTCCAGCCCCGTGTCCGATTCGCAGTTTTTCCAATGCTCCATGTTCATGTACTGGTTATCCGCGAATTGTACCCAGATGTTCAGGCCCTTTGTCATGAAATCTCGGAGATCCGCGCCGCGCTTCTTTTTCGCTTTGATGGCATCGGACCGAAGGCTCGTCAACGTTTCCTCTGTCCAGAGTGGATTCGCCTTCGGCCAGTTGGCCTCGTTCCAAATATCATCACCCTTGTCCAGCTCACAGATAAACACAAAGTGGGTTTCATCTGCGTGCAGCCCGGCCAGAATCATTTTTCCGTACTCGTATTCCTCGTAGCACGGCAGATTCAGGTCAAAGCCTGCCGTTGTGATGATTGAGGTGAGGCATTGTTTCAGTTTGCGTTGACCGCCCGTGAGAAGCTTATACATTTGGTTGGTCTTGTGCTTGTGATATTCATCGACCGACGCAAAATATGGCCGGAAACCGTCTATCGTCTCGGTATCCCGACCTATCGCTTTGATTTCTCCGTGAGTGAGATTACAGAGAATCGTGCTTTTATATTCCTTTGAAGTGAAAAGCCCTTCCTCATACTTGCTGCCGCCAAGCTCCGGGTCCGCATTGATAAATTTCAGACATTCCTTTAGAACGATGCGGGCCTGATCCTCTTTTGTGGCTGCACAGTAGATTTGCGGGTAATTGTAGCCGTCAAAATTGCCGTAAAACAGGGCCGGTACCGCATTCCCAAGTGATTTTCCGTTCTGCCGGGCCACTTGGACATAAGAAGTACGGAATCTCCGGTACCCCTCCATGTTGAGCCAGCCGTTCCAACTGCCAAAAATGAAGTCTTGGAAGCCCCATAGCCTCAAAGGCTCGGGTTCTTCGCCCTCCGCAAGTGTTAAACTTTCCGCGAAATCAATGATTTCGTGTGCCTTTTCCGGGTCGAAAACAAAAGGAAACGCTTCTGTTCCTTGTCGTTCAAGGTCTTTTAAGTGCCGTTCGCATGCCTGGCGCTGCGTTTGGCCGGCGATTATCCGCCCAGAAACCACCTCTTGAGCGTAGGCGGTGACCCGGTCCAACTCCGTAACCGTGTTGTAAGGGTAAATCTGCGCGCTAACCACCGCGATTTGCTCCAAATCGTCCAAATTTGCTTGGCGGCTTTTCATCCTTTTTCGGCTTCGGCACGTTCTTGATCTTGGCGAGTGGATTCAAGAATAAACGGTCCTGCATTTTCAGCAGCATGTCCATTTTCTTGTTGATTGCTGTCTCAATCTTCAGGATTCCTTCGATGGACGCAAGCTGCGATAGATACATTTGAGCTCGCGCCTCAAATTCATTCGCTTCCTCGAAATTCTCAAAATATTCGAGCAAAACGTCCTCATTTATCGCAATTTTTTCGATCCTTTGATATTGTTTCAGAAGTCTTTCATACTCCGAATACGTCTTACAGTACATCGCCAGCAGCCCGACATCCGAGGACGTTAAAAGGTCCAAGCCTTGCTGTGCTGCTGCCTTGTATTCCTTTAAACAATCCTTCCACTGCTTATAGGCGATGGTGTCACCTTTCACGTATTCCGGGGGTTTAAGCTTGTCGAGCTCAGTTTTCCCGAGCTTGATTTCACTCTCCTGACGCTGCCGAATTTCCTCTTTTGTCAATCGGTTCGGATTCCCCTCTGCGAGGTGTAGGCCTATTGGCTTTCCGTTCCGTCCCATCGGGTTCACCTCCCAAAATCTCAGAAAATTTCATAAAACGAACTTTTGCGCGAATAAAGGGGGACGCGGTCTCAGGTGAAAATCCTCCTAGAGATTTGACCCGCCCCTCCCCTATTCGGACCTGCTGTTAACATCCACGGCCGATTTAATGACCTCAGTCACCGCACCTTTGTATACTTCATTGGCAAGGTCACGCGGCATTCCAGCCTTCACTGATTCCTCTGTTGCCTTCCCCATCTGGTAGGTGAAGACTTCAAACCAGTTCTTGAATTTAATTGATACGTTAATGTCCATTACCAAACCCTCCATCCTCTTTGGCTGTCTTCCGGTTATGGCATGACTCACATAATGGCTGCCAGTTCTTCCGGTCCCAAAATAGTTTCTTATCGCCGCGATGGGGAACGATGTGGTCAACCCTCGTTGCCTCAGTAAGCTTGTTGTTCTCCATGCAGTGCTTACATAATGGATTCGCCTGAAGGAATGCAACCCTTGCCTTTCTCCACTTATGATCGTATCCTCTTTCGGCTGCCGTTCCTCTTTGCTTGTCATAGGTGTTTGGTGGATGGTCTTCGCAGTAACCGGTTGTGGTTAGCTTGGTGCATCCTGGCTTACGGCAAAACTTCTTTAAAGCCATTTCCGCGCCTGCCTGCGTTCTTTTCTGTTACGTGCATTCCGTCCACCGGTCACCCTAACCAGCCATTGGAGTAATTTCATTATCTCGACTCCTTGTTATGACCGAACATGCTGCTCTGCCATCCGATCAGAATTTTAATAACTTCTTGTCTTTCAAACCCTTGTTTCAGGAGTTCATCACGATATTTCGCCAGCATCAATGCCATATCGCCAAACGATGCAAGTAGTTGATCCCATTGACCTGTATTCATCTCGGCTATTCCTCCTCTACCAAAACAGTAGCGTTATAAATAAGGACACGCTTGCCGTCCAGGTCGAACTTGACCTTGTTGCCGTATTCGTTGACCTCAACATCAAATTTGCCTTTGTAGGTCTTAATGGCGTTCCCGTTTTGGTCGTATATCGTCGCCGTACGTTTCAGTCCGTGAATATCAGAACCAATGTCCTTTACGGTACGATCCCAACTCTCACACCCTGCCAACAATAAAAAAACGGCCATCGCGGCCGCCGTGATAATCAGTTTTCTCACTTGATATCAGTCCTTTCGAAAAAATAAAAAAGCACCTATATAGGCGCTTTTAATAGTCCCCACCTCTGATTAATCTGATCCCCTTCGGACTGATTAACAACCTATCGAACCAAATTATTCGTACATTGTTATCATACTTCGGGTGTTTCCTTCCACCTTCCGCAAATGTTCCTTTACCGATCTTTAAAAGGCCAGCCTCTTCGAGCTGCTTAATATAGAAAGCAAGCTCTTTTACGCGGTCCTCTTGGCTTTCTTCGTCCAGTAATCCGTTGAAATCGGATACCTGGGGAACCTCTCCACTTTCAATTTTGTCTAACAGCCAAATTTGCGCTTCGTTTAACTCCATGTTGATCACTCCTTCAATGTTCTTTTCGACAAAAGAGTGACCTTTCCTTTATTTTCCGACGTAAAGTCATTTGGGTATCGAAGCGTTCTCTGCTTCTTGGAATAACCGTTGCCTTGCTTCTGCGGAAACCAACGACTCCAATTTCCCCATAAACTTAAAATATTGCGTGTCGAGCAAGGTCCTGGCCTCCTTATAGGTCTTGGACTTACTCTTTACCTCCTCCATCTTTTCCTCGACAGCTCTTTCAAACTGCTCCTTTAATTGGTCCATCTGATTCATAACCATTCTCCTCTGTCTCTATGAATTATCCATATCTTATATAGTGAATAATTGCCTAACGCTGTGTATCCGTTGGCCTGCTTGGTTTTCAAGATTTCCCCTAAATGAATTCAGACTATAGCTCGTTTTGAACAACTAAACCCTAAAACTGCGGGTTGCTGCGTTAATGGTATCCTGAACGATTCCGATATACCGCAGTGTGAACGCTGGGTCTGAGTGGTTAAAGATTTTCTGCAACATGGCAATATCACCGGTCTTTTTGTAAAAGAAATAGCCGTACGTCTTTCGGAGTGAATGGGTGCCAATTCCGTTTACCTTGTATTTCTCTCCAAGCGAACGAAGGATCTTGTATGCCATGTTTCGAGTGATCGGCTTATTCACGCCTTCACGGCTTCGAATAAGGTATTCGTCATCGTCCCGATCCTGAAGGAGATCCAGCAGCCCGCGTCTTACTGTCGGGTTCATTTCGAACGTCTTCTGTTTCCCGGTTTTAATCTCGGTCATGTACAAATACTTTGCCTTCAAGTCCCTGACTCTTAGCTGCAATATATCCGAAATCCGAAGGCCGGTATTTATCCCGACTTCAAACAATATGTAGTTCCGCAGGTTCTTCTGGCTTAACAAATCTTTCTTAATGGCAGCGATGACTTCGGGGTCCCGGAAGGGTTGAACGAATTTCATCCCTTATCACCTACTTTGGGCATGGCGCCCTTGGCACATGAATCATTGGGTTTGGAGCAGAACTGAGCTGACGCCTCCCATTTGCCCCATACACATCCTTTGCATTTTAACGGCTGCTTTACTAACGGTTTCCCTTGCTTCACACTCAGCACCTCCTATGGGGCAGAATAAGAAAAAGCCACCCGTTAACCGGATGGCAATAAAAAAGGATATGAAGAGAATTTTGACAGGCCTTTACAGGATTCGAACCTGTAGATACCGCTAAGGCCATAATATAAAATTGCGGTGCTCTTAACCGCATCCCCACAGTCCGCACCCTTGACGATTCACGTCTAAGGTCATATGATATGACCCACAGCACAGCCGAGCGCCTACAGCGATAAGGGGCAGTAGACATGTACCCAGGTAAGATTTACCTGTGTCTACTGTATCCCCTAGTCGCTGTCAGAACGCCGTCATGGTACCACCGGATTACCCTCACTTTTTGGGAAGGAATCCCCACAGCTTTAGGCTGTCTGCAATAGCTTCAACGCCTTTATCAATGTAACGGTCAACGGTGCTATCGCTCATTTTACCCCGATAGAAAATGACCGTTTCTTTATAACGTTTGATTTTGAAGTACCGGTGTTCAATAACCCGTTTTATTTCCGGGTCCTGGATCAGGTTGAAAGCCAGTTCTATATTTTCGACTTCTTCCTTTCTTTGCTGGTAGACCTTCTGCATTTGCTCTGTCAAGGTGGACTTCCGGGCAAATGCTTCTACCATCTGTTTGTTCTTCATGTAGTTCTCTAAAAGCTTGCGCGTGAACAACTTATCAGCAGCCGTAACGGACGGAAAGAGCTCCCCTTGCTCCCATGATTTTTCTGCCAATAACATTCCCCTCATTCCCCTCATTTGGTATAATTTTATGAGAGGAACATTTGTTTGAATCCACCGCGCGACGGCCAAATCACTGCGGTGGATTCTTTTTGTGTGCCATCATATGACCCCAGGGAAGTCGAACAGATCGACCTGCCCTTCCTGCATCGCCTCCTTTGCGGTGGAATCAGCAATCAACCCTTGTTCTAGCCATTCAGCCGGCGCTTCACGGAGATAATGGGGCCAGATTGGTTCGCCAGCCTTTGAATATTGCGGATTCTTTTGGGCTGCTGTCTTTGTCCAAACCCAATACGTCTGTGCTTTGACTTTCATCATGCTTTAGCCTCCTTTGGGTAAAGGGATGCCAACGTGTTGCGAAACACAGCCATTACTTCGTCCAGCGCATCCTCTGGATCATCCCAATTGGATGGTTCTTTGATAGCCCAATCCAATGCAAACCTTAGCTTCTGTTCCCGGGCCTCTGCATCTACTGCCCGTATCCATGTCTTTAACTGTAGCTCGCTTTCCTTGTCGGCCCGGCCTTTCTCTGCTGCGTATTGTTTATGGTAATGTTCTAGCGCCAAGAAAGCGTCGTTTAGGAGCCAAGCATCCTCAAGCAACATGCCGTCTGCTTTTATATCCGTGTAGACGTGATCTTCAATGGTATAAAATGCTGCTGCGTCTTCTGTTCCGCCTGGGTCAAGTCTCCATGATTGCAGATACTTGATTGTCTCTTTGTCCTTTTGCCAGTCTCGATTATCTGACATCTTCTAATCCCCTTCTTTTGAGACGATTTGTTCTGGAACAATATCAAAATCTTCGCATATGTCATTGAGTTCAACGCCAATCATTCCACCAGTTAGAAGTGTTACTTCCACTCCGCCTTCCGAAAGGTAATTACCGCCGAGTAACTCTGCAAATTCGGTTAAATCGCTTGGATAAAGCCACATAATCAGCTTATCTCCGCGCCATGCTGTCTCTTGTTCAGAAACAAATTTGTATAAATCCAGTTCGGTCATCTTGTATCCCTCCTGGTATGGATAGGCTAAGCCTTAATTAAGTAGTGCATGGTCAACAATGACCAGTGAATTGATCGGCAATGCTTTGAACATTCTTTGGGCTTCGGCAAATCTTTTATTTTCTAGGCACTTGGCAAAAAGATAAAACGCCTCATCTTCATGTATGTGTCTGCCCTTTGCGCGTCGAAGTTTCATCGAATCCGTGATTCCGTCCAATTTAGCTACATTCTCTTCGTAAATTCGCACGGCTGTTATTTCAACTGGACTTTCAGCGTTATTTATGAAGTCGCCTTTAATCAATGCGTAATAAGGATCATTAAATTCAAAGAACATTGTTTATCGCTCCTTTGTATCAGGACAGAGGCATAACCCTGCCTCTGTCCTGTGTGTTTTGTTCGGAATGTGCATCAACTTCGGAACTCTTGAAGTCGCTTCTTACTCGTAATTCTTTTTTGGAATCTCCGGAACCCGCCACCTAATGCCTTTTCAACCTCCAGATAATTTCCCTTGCTATCTTCAAAACAGTAGTAACTCCGAGTGAAATTTACACACTTCCAAAGCTTCCCTGTGTCAGAATCCTCGTAAACACACCCTATTTTCATCGAAAACATCCTTTCTCTTGTAGCGCATCATATGTCAAATACGTATCATGTTCGTACTATGCCGGATAAACGCCAGTCACTCGGAAAATATCTTGATTAGATGCATACGTTGCGTAACAGATACGTGGTTTTGCTTGAACATGTAGAACCTCATAGAACTCCCCATCAATCTCAATAATGTCGTTAAGTGAAGGTTTATAGCTCAATGTTGCTATATAAGATTCTGGTCTATATTTGTGGTACATCTTGATTCCATAACCCATCCTTATCCCCTCCTTTGCTAAACCTGGGTTGATGCTTCTATCCTGTGTATTTCGTTCGTCTTGTGGATCATCAGAAAAACAAAAATGCCGCAGGCTGTCTATCGAACAGTGCGGCATTTTTGTTATTTTGTTATATCATCAATAATTTCTTGTGCTTCCTTGCCATTCGATGCGATAACTTCGATCCACATTACACCGTAAACTTCGTGTTCACGGCGATATACATAAATCTCTTTACCTACCCATTCCTCTTTTGCTATATCACGTGGTAAAGATCGTACTTCAGTTAAAAACCATTTCTTAGGTTCTGGCATAGATTACACCCCTTATTTAAATTGTACCTGGGAGAAATATACAACAGAATGCCGCACTATTCAATTTTCAAAGATCATACATTGCTTCGAATAATGTTCTTACCGTGTCAGTGTCTCCTGTGCTAAACCTGGGTTAATTGCCTTTGCCTTTATGGATTAATATCCATTCTCCTGACGCTCATGGTTAACGGCATTTTTGGCAGCATAGGCATCTGCTATCTGTTCGAAGGTTAAGCCTAGTCGCTGCTCTCCGAGTGCGTAGAAGACGAATACAGCTGAGCGGAAGTGTTCTCTTCTCCATGCATTAATGTCTTTGGGCTTAATCTCTAAAAGCTCGTCTGCTACAAGTAACCCGACATTATGCAGCAGATCTGTGAAAAGTATCGCTGTTGATCCTTCGACCTGATCCTCCCAAGCGTACAGGTCGTCCGCAGGAAGGCCGAGCTGTCGGGCAATACTGAGGAAGAAATGGAGGCAATCAGCGTATTCATCAAGAAGCCTTGTCGGTTGCTTCATAGGAAAATGAGGGTAATCTCTAAAATCCGGGATGTACTCACCATTTGATGCGAAATATTCTTTTCGGGTCATATTCCAGCAGTCTTCACACATGTCTGCACTTGCATCTGCCATAAATGGACTCGGTCGGGTAAAGCTAACATCTTCTCCACAATAACTGCATTTTTCAAGTGGGTACATTTTTGGTGTTTGACGTGTACTCCAATGCTTAAACCCGCGCCATTCGTTTGCCAGTTCGCCAATCTCCACCTGGAGGGCTAAGACCGTGTTCTGCAGAAGATCCTTTCCTTCCAATCCCTTTTCCTTGATAATTTTGGCGTCCAGTTCCTTTTGCATTTCATACATTTGCTCGAGTGTAAGTGTCATTTAAAGTTCATCTCCCTTTATTTTAAATAGCTTCAGCCCAACGGTTGATTCTCGACGTAAACTCCTGAATACCACCTTCGACCTCATCGGGGTCTGTATCAACAAATTCGGCTTCAAGCTCCTGTCGGGTCGGTATGTGTCCGGTCGCCAGCGCCCGGCTCTTCAGGTATTCGAACACGGTCCATTTATCGCTTCTCGTCATGCTACATGCCCCCGATCATAATTCACGAATTTATTGAAGTTTTTCAGGAATACCAACTCGACGGTGCCCACCGGCCCATTACGTTGTTTTGCAATGATAACTTCGATAATGTTTTTCTTTTCGCTGTCCTGGTTGTAATAGTCGTCCCGGTATAGGAAGGCTACGATATCGGCGTCCTGTTCGATTGATCCAGATTCTCGAAGATCGGACATCATTGGGCGCTTGTCCTGCCGCTGCTCCACGCCACGGCTCAGCTGAGATAAGGCGATAACCGGGACATCAAGCTCTCGAGCCATTTGCTTGAGTGTCCGTGAAATCTCGGAAACTTCTTGCTGTCGGTTCTCCGAACCGCGGCCACCAGCAATGAGCTGAAGATAATCAATAACGACAAGATCAAGACCTTCCTGCTGCTTCAATCGCCGGCACTTATTTCGGATTTCATGCACGGTTATAGCAGGGGTGTCATCAATAAAAATATTGGATTCACCGATGTAGCCAACCGCCGCCGCTGTCTTTTCCCAATCCCCTAATTCAAAGTGTCCAGTCCGTAATTTGCTTGCATCAATATTCCCTTCGGCACTGACCATGCGCTGAACAAGCTGAGCTGCCGACATTTCAAGGCTAAATACGGCCACTGTTTCTTTGCCCCTCACCGCGACATTCTGGGCGATATTTAGAGCGAAGGCCGTCTTTCCGACCGATGGCCGTGCCGCCACAATAATCAAGTCGCTTTTCTGAAAACCGGATGTCATCCGGTCCAGATCATTAAAACCACTTCCGACACCTGTGATCCCGCCGTTGTCCTTGTTCGCATATCGTTCCTCGACGTTTTCGTAGACCTCTATGGCAACGTCCCGGACCCTTTTAAATTCCTTGGCAGGTGCTGACTGATCCGACAAACGCGCTGCGGCAACCTGCATTTGTGCGATGGCTGTCTGGGCGTTCCCGTTCTCCGTGGCTTCTCGAATCTGATTCATACCTTGCTGGATGACCTGCCGAAGCATGTGCTTGTCCTTTAGGATTTCGGCGTAATACTCCACGTTTTCTGCCGTCGGAACAGATGCAGCCAACCGGGAAAGATATTGAACCCCGCCCACATCCGTAAGCCTCTTTTGCCGATCCAATTGTTCTGCGAGTGTAACGATATCGATCGGCTCACCGATTTCCCCAAGTTCGCCTGCTGCCTCGAAAATGAACCGGTTGGCCGGGTTATAGAACGCCTCTGGTTGTAGAGATGAAACAGTCTCCAGCACCGTTGGATTAATCAGGATGGCTCCCAGAACTGACGCCTCAGCATCAGGGCTGTTCGGCATCTCAATCCCCATCATTTTTTCGTAGCTTTGCATATAGTGCCTCCTTTAGCCCGGCCGGCGGCGGCGCGGATCCTTTTTTCCAAGAGTCGAGCTTTTCAAAAAAAGTGTTGGTCTCTTCCTTCATCCGCTGCTTCTCCACTTGCTCCCCGAGCCCGCCGCGAATTTCTGCTATGTTCGGTGGAAATTTACTCGTTAAAATGTGTTGCTTCACATTCTTTACAGCCTGCTCAAAAGGGAAATCGTGGAGATACCTCTGGAGTCGATCAACACTTTCATCAGTGGCATCAACATTCGGGTAATTATCCAGCAGGATCATCAATAACTTCGCTACCTCACCCCTGTGCATGCTTAGCCTCCTCTTCTTCCGCAATGCGTTGTAAATTGCTTTTCTGGGCCTGCTTTCTAGTGCTGCGATAGGTACCATTCTGCGGTGATGGACTACCAAGGGCGACTGTCACGGGCGGCACCGCACCAGTTATGGAGTCATCCACCTTTGCTTTGATCCACTCGTCAAGGCAGCGAGGGATACAATAAGCCATGTTTCGAATCTTGTCCCATCGGTGTTTGGGTTTGTAATCAGCAAAGGATTTGTCTATGCTCTGCTTTACAATCTCGATTGGGATTCCGGTAGCAACCAACTGCTTGATTTCGTCAAAATCAGTTGAGGTGACATTGAAACCTTGTCCACGTCTCATGCAAAAATGCTTTTCGACCTCATGAGCCAGTTTTAAAATGGTGTCCGGATCTGTAATAGCAGTAGCAGCATTGTTTATCTCTGTAATATCTTTATTAGATCGGACATTTTTGTCTTGTTGATCGGACATATCTGTCTGATCAACATTGCTGAGATCGGACAAATTTGTCTGTTCACTGTGTTCTGATCGGACATTTTTGTCCGTCCATTTTTTTGAGTTTTTCACTGATAAAATCAGTCCTCGTGGTGCCCTGGTCACTTTTATGTAATGGTTCTCTTCTAAGGTGTCTAACCAGCGACTCACCGTCTTTACATTGACGCCAAACTTTTGGGATATTTCGGGGAGCTTCATAGGCTTGTTCCCAAGAACGATGCCCCAGACAGTCCCGTCAATTTCCTTTTCCGCTGTTGTGGAGCTCACGCACCAAAGGAAAAGCCATATCGCCGGGCCAATCCTTTGATAATGTTCTGGCTCTAACAACCCTGAGTACATCGGAAATGGGTAACTACTTTCGGGCATACTACTCATCCCCTAATAATTTGTGATTCGTCGGAGCTGCGCTTTACCTATGTGGAAACCGGATTCGTAAAGCATCGAACGCCAACCTTTTGTTTTTGTCATCAAGACGATCCATACCCGACATGTCAACTTTGTTACTGGGGTTGAATAAATGAAGTGCCAAATCAAGAATAAATTTTTCTGAAGTGGACCAAGGCTTCGCAGCCTCTTTTAGCTTTCGAACGTGAACCGTTGCCCCTGGAATATCGACATACTTGTTTGTAAGGTACTGCGAAAGCTTTGGGTGATTCTTGAATAGAAACAAAAGGCTCGCCCAATACCGATCAAAGCCCGTGAGTGTACTCATACAAAGATTCCTCCTTGTTGTCGTATAGGGAAAACGGTATAATGTGTTTAACAATATTTTTATCTTGCTCTGAAAAATGGTGGCCGTGCCGGGCTGCCATTTTTTCTTTTGCTGCCGCAATCTCTTGTTCCAGTTCGGTGATACCTCCCAGCAGAAAATTGATGTTCTGCTCATTGAGTAAACCCCTGTACTTTAATCCGCGGTACATAAGAGTTAGATCCTCGACCTGCTTGCGGGCAGCTTTGAAATCGTAGTTCATGCCCTTCACCTCACTTCAGATATTTTTTTGATTTTAGGTATGCCCTGTGTTCCTTCCACACACCCATCCATGAGAAGCAGTATTCCTTGCAGAGTACAGCGACGTAATGCGTTAATGCTGTGATTGCTTCGACACATTCCATCATGGCCAACTTGATCTGCTTCATATCAGCATCTGCAAGTTGCTCCTTGGTTTTTGTTATAGGTGCCTTCATTAAGGAATCCAATGCCTCCTGAATCTCCTCTACCGTTTTCAAATGAACACTTGATCGATGCAGGTCCACATTATTCAACCATGGAACCGAAGCCCCTTGAGTCACTTCTCCGGCTGCTGCAATGTAGAGCTGCCCATCGTCAAAATGTTCAGCTGCCGAGGACATTACCTCCTTCGATGGCTTGCGAGTGCCTTTCACGATCTTACCGATCAGGGAACCATCGACATGGGCCGCAGCCCCAATCTGTCCTCTGGTCACTCCTTTTTGTTTCAACACTTCTTCTAATGCTGGTCCGAATTGTCCGATAGCCATTGTTTTATTAACTCCTTTGTCCATTTATAGTGATGAGATCGGACAAGGGAATGCAGTAATATTAAGTTGTGAGCAACACTTCCCCGTCCTTATCCCCTACGCCGCCGGCAGCTGGTACCGCTCTGGTGGCGTTCTTCTATCCTTTTTAATTCCAACATTGATTCTTTCAGTAGCCGTTTGCGCTCTAACAGCGATAATGATTCTGGGTTAACTGAGTAACTCGGTAACGCTACTTCAAGCGCAGCTTCCATATCCAAGCCTTTCAACATGCTTCGTGTTACAACCGCTGATATGCAACCTTGTCGAGATGTTTGTTTGACCCAACGAAATTTCATGGAAATCACCCCGTTACGAGACTGACTTATTTTGCTTAGAGAGCAAGATTTGGCGAAGTTCCTTCTCATATTTAATGGATAATTTCTTTACTCGAACATGGAGGTCTCTCCACGCTTTATCGCTCATCCCATTTGGTTTCATAAGGACACCTCCGAAAGTTTGATTAATACATAACGAGACCGGCTTTGTTCATGCTGGCGAAAGTCGATAACCCATCCTTCATTGAGAAGTTTGTTCACTTCTTCTGGGTCACGCGTTTCCTTAACTGCCTTGATATCATGTAAGGAATTTTCCATTTAGTTCGCCTCCTTCGAGGATTTAAATCTAGAATGTTCCTTATGGTGACATTCATTTTCAAAAAAATTTCCCCAAAAGAAATTAAGTGCTTTGCCTATAGATTTTGCCGCAGTCACTGAAGGGGTCTTAATACCAAGCTCAATATTTGTGTAGTAGCTTCTTGAAATTCCCGCCTCGTCAGCGATTTCTGCATGATTTTTGTTAGCAGCTACACGGATTTCTCTTAGCCACTCCCTCAAAATAATCACCTCGATGTTCCTTTTAGTAACCTTATGTCTTTATAATAAGTTACTTAAAGGAACATGTCAATATTTTTTTGTTTCTTTTAGGAACACATGTGTGAAGTTTCTACCAGGAACATTATAATTACAGTATCCTTTTATAAAGTTGGTGTATCGATGAGCGTTTTTGCTGAAAGAGTTAAATTAGAACGCGAACGAAAAAAAGATAAAGATCCAAAATGGACTCAAGATTTTGTTGCAAAAAAACTTGGCGTTGCTCGAACAACATATACTGCATATGAAGCCGGAACAAAAGAACCTCCAATGGATACTGTTATTAAAATTGCGGATCTATATGACGTTGATGTTGACTATCTTTTCGGTAGGACAGAAAAACGTAGATCAATGGAAATGAGTCTTTCCTTCTATGGTGGTGGAGATGACCTTACAGAGGATGAAATCGAGGAAATGGAAGCCGCCCTATTTCGCTATCGCAAAACAAAAGAACGGCTTCAGAAACAGATAGAGGAAAACGAAAAAAAATAAGCGAATCCTGAATCATGACTTAATTAATCGGCCAGCAATGGCTTTTCTTTTACTCTCTAAATCGAACATACATTCCCCAAAGAGGTGACTTCTTATGAAATTTTCCTATTACAAAGAAACGAATTTAGAGCAATTAATCACTAGGCTTTACCTCACAAATGGACCATGTATTCAATATCCTGAACAATTGCATAGCTTTGATTATCTTTCCAAAAGCTTTGATATAGAGGTGGTAATGTATCGCGGTCGCCCCTTTACTGACAAAATTGGTCGCGTGGTATTTTTAGATGAAAGACATGGGGTTTTCTTAAATCGCATGCGATTCTTCCATGAGGCTGGACACATCCTTCGTCATGAAGGAGACCAGAGGCACATGCCTCAACTTTTTAAAGCCGCTCAGGAAGCTGAGGCAGAAGCATTTGCTTTATATGCGGCTATTCCATTCTACTTACTGAGGCAGCAAGATTTGCCAAGCCACAGAATCGAGATAATTGACTACATAGCACGGGTTTTCCTTGTACCTCCAAAGTTTGCTGAAAAACGATTGGATCAAATTGAACGGCGTATTATGGAAAATCAGTTCCTAGCAGCTGCGGCTGAATATCCTGTAACACATCAGGATGTATCTGCTTGGGGGCAGCCGATCGTCCCACAGACTGAAATATACGCTTATTATGACCTCATGGCAGATGTACCCGGTCCTACACAAATTGTTCTGGAAGTGGATTCTATCGACATGGAATCGGAAGGAGAACTTACATTTGATATAAACGACCAATTCAATAGATTAGAGCCGGAGGACGTACAAGATTTTGATGGAATCCAACTCTATCGGAGGGATCTAATCTATAAAAATGGTAAAGTTGGGGTTAGATTCCCTCACTTGTCAGCAAAATATGGGGCTGGTGCAAAGCGTTTTATTATCCATACAAAGGATATTGAGCAGTTAATTCAGTACGAAGTAGGCTTTTAAGGAGGTAACAAATATGGTCGTAAATTCTACAATGCGCGCAGCCATATATATTCGCGTGTCAACAGAAGAACAAGCAAATGAGGGTTTTTCAATCGAGGCCCAGAAGCGCAGGCTGCTCGCTTATGCTGATTCTCAGGATTGGGTAGTGACTGAGGTCTATATCGATGATGGATGGTCTGCAAAGGATCTGAATCGCCCAGAGATGAAAAGAATGATGAAAGATGTTGAGGACCATCTTTTTGATGTGGTCTTGGTGTACAAACTTGACCGTATGACACGTTCCTCTATTGACTGCGATCATCTTTTAAAACTATTCGAACAGCATTCCGTGAAATTTCAATCATGTACCGAGTCTTTTGAGACAAGGACAGCAACTGGCCGCTTATTTATCCGTTTGGTAGCGGACATAGCCCAATGGGAAAGGGAAAATATAGCCGAACGAGTCAGATTTGGTATGGAGCAAATGGTCCTTGAAGGTCGTCGTCCTGGCGGACCTGTACCATTTGGATATGAGAAGGATTGTAAAACAATTATTCCAAACGAACGTAACACCCTCCGTTTACTCCGTAAGCTTTATATGGAAGGCGACGGTGTAAAGGCAGTAGCAATTAAATTAAACAGCATGGGGCTATTACGACGAGGAAAAAAGTGGGGAACATTTACCGTCTGGTATGCTCTGGATAATCCTTATTATGCAGGAAAAATTCGTTATGGCACGAAGAAGAAGAACGGCAAGTATGCAAGTCGAAAAAAAGAGGGCGTCGTGGATCTCATAATACAAGATTCCGATCAACAATTAATTTACACATGGGAAGAGTACGAAGAGCACCAGGCCGAAATGAAGCGTAGAGCATTCAAAGGCCACTCCAAAGTGCGGGAATACTGGTTCACTGGAATCCTGACTTGCGGGAAATGTGGTTCAAGAATGGGTGGGCGGTATCACCAGAATAAAAGACAAGACGGCAGCTATAACAAAATACTTTCTTACATCTGTACTAATCGCCAAGAAGGTAAAGGGTGTACAATGCCCATGTTCAGGCAGGAGCTAGTGGAAAAATTGATCATGGAGCACATTGAGTCAATCACATTAGACAGTGAGCAACTTCAGGAGATTGCAGTAACAACCGAAGTGGACGAAACCAAAGACCAAAGAAAGATGCTGGAACAGGAATTGGCAAAAGTGAAAGAACGGCGGAAGAAGTGGCAACGTATGTATGCCGATGATCTAATAGATGAGGACGAGCTCAGGAGCCATACAGCCGATGAAAAGAACAATGAGAAGCAAATACTCAACCTCCTAGCAGAAATGCCTCAGGAGGCAAACTACGAGGTCTCAGAGCCCAATAATATGTTATTTCAGCTTCCAGACTTGTGGGATGTACTCGACGATAAGGAGAAACACGACCTTATTCTCGATATCTTTGAAAACATAACATTGTATACACCTTTAGATAAGGCACATGGAAAAAAGGGACAGTTCATACCCGCATCAATTCAGAATGTAATTTACAAATAATCGTGTGTAATTTCTTATGCTTGGTAAAGCATAGATAATAAAACACACACGATAAATATTTTTCCTACTATATATAAGAGAAGGGAGAACCTCAATAAATGGGGTTCTCCCTAGATATTTGCTATTGTGATTTCCTATGTAATACCAAACAGGCGATTAATTAAACATTAGCTGATAAAATATCCTCAAATTTAATCCATTCCCAATCATCTTCATGTCGTAATTTAATTTCTTTGGTGTAGGTGTTGATGACTGTTACAAATCCTGACGCTGTCTTGGTCTCAAATGGGTCAAACAACTCCAAAGTCACTCGGAGATGCCGATTAAACGAATCAGAAAGTACGCCTCCGATCAGCTGCCATTCTTGCTCGTCGATCACCGGCTTCACCCGGCGGTTCAATTCATGTTGATGTTTCAGAATTTCTTCTTTGTGCTGTGGAAGCATCATTCTAGAGCTATCAAACAATCCGTTATTAGTCAGCTTTTTACTCATGATTAGCCTCCTCTTATCAGTACATGGTCCAGTAATCAGCACCGCGGGTTGTGTAATTACTCTTTGTTGGTGCCGTGCCTCTTTCCCACGCTTCTAGGATCCTGATGGACTCAACCGATGGTTTGTTTTCCCACTGAATATATTCTTGTATTTCGAGTTCTCTCAGTGCCTGGAAAATTTGATCTTTACGTTTACCTGACATGGTTTCCAGCTGGTCCATTGTAGGTAACTTGTTATGCCGGCTGGCATAGTTGCTAAGGATTCGCAGTAACTTCCGCTCAATGTCTTTTAACATGTCTGTTCCTCCTCCACAAACATCTGTTCCCTAAAATTATAACCAAACACCCGTTCGTAAATCAATGTAAAATACAGTAAAAGTGACTGATCTTATAAACTCCTATAGGTCCAAATATGCCTGTTATTACATGTGGCTAAGTCCCTTTAATTTATGGAGATATTTACCTAGGTCTGTTAGAATGTATTTCATACATTATGTTTAAGCAACTACCTCAACCGATGAGGAAATATCCAAGGTGGTCCCATGATTAGTATTGAAGACATAAAAAAGCAATTACAAAATATTAATGGTGGCAGTAAGTTCGCAAACAAATCCGAAATCAAGCAACTCCCTACCGTCTTAACGGATGGAGAAGTTATTGAGGCAATTGCTAAAGGCCGATACAGTAAACAACTCGGACTTATTATAGTAACGAGCAAACGAGTAATATTTACATTCAAGAATTTATTTAATTCTAGAATAGAAGACTTTCTATTCGAGAAAATTACATCTGTACAGTCTCAAAGAAAACCTCCGCTAATGCTAGGGGAAATTACTATTTTTGGATTTGGGAATACAGCGATTATAGACAATATGGATATTGATGATGCTCAGAGGATATCTGATTTAATAAGAACTAGAATATCCTCTGTCGAAGGCAACAGTCCTAAAACAACAGGATTAAATAGCGATGATGTTATATCTCAACTTGAAAGACTAGGGAAACTTAAAGAGCAGAACCTTATAACTGAAGAGGAATTCAATGAACAGAAGAAAAAATTGCTTGGACAAAAGTAGATAATCTTTAAGGAGCGTTATTCGTCATGAAGTTTGGGATGCGTAAACCAAGCACCAAAAAACGTATCTCTGCCCGTACCAGCATTAAGAGGCAGATTGTCCACCCTGCCGGTCTAAAAATGCCCCGAGGATACGGATGGTTACGAGATCCAAAAAAAGCAGCATACAACAAGGTATACTACAAAACAACGTTTGACATATTCAAGATCATTAAAAAGCTGATGAAATAAAAAAAGACCCTGCCAGCGCTCATGCCAGCAGGGTCTTTGTTATTCTTTGGTGTTTCCATCCCGTTTGCTTAATACAAGCTCAAACAGCCCCGTGGCCGATAAACCGGACAAACCACCTGCCCACAGCCGTAAAGTTAAATCTAGGTCCGTAAACGGGTATGCCACCGCCCCGATCCCCAGGCCAACCAGCAGCCCCACAAGCGGAACAATATTAGCAGGCATATTTACTGTCTTCTTTACGAACTGCACCACAGCCATTACAAATACGGCCAGCAACGAAGCGAAGGCCAATACAGCAGTTAAATTTGCATTATCCATAAAATGAATCCTCCTTATTCTGTTGGCATCCCTGCGGCCCGGCGCAGATGGTTAGCCAAGTTATTGAAATGTTGCATACTCTCCGGTTTACATGCTGCCCGGGCCTTATACCATGCCGGAGAAAGCCACCGGAAAATGATTTCCTGTGCATTGGACTTGTAAAGCTTACCTTGTGGCAATGCCGGTTCACCGTCCACCACCGGCAGCCCGGCCGCAACCCGTAGGTTATTAGCGAGGTTATGGAAATGTACCATTCCGGCCGCGTCTCCGGCCTTCTGAGCCGCATACCATGCCGGGGATACATATATATCAATCAGTTCCTTGGCAGCCGCAGCAGGCATAAGCGTTACGGCAGGAGGGCACGGTGTAACGTTCATCTCGGCCGCAATGTCATAAATGAGATTCTTCAGCGTTTTTCCACCCGTTGCGAGGGCATTGTCAATGTCCGTTTTACGAGACGGGTCAAGCTGCTTGTGACTCGGAATATGAGTCATCGGATTGATGCCGAATTTATCACAGCAAAAAGCCATGTACCAAACAAAACGTTTGTATGCTTCGTCGAAGTTGATCTTCCCGCCGTAACAAAGCTCTACGCCCAAAGCAATATCATTGGCATCGTCCCCGAATCGGTCATTATCCGTGGTGACATTGTACAGGACATGCCACGCCTTTTCGGCCGGATCCGGGCCGGTACCAGTAGGGATAATCTCCAATATCTTTTTATCGTCAATAAATACCTGTGCGGATGCCGAACGGTCTTTAAGATTTTGAAAATACGTGAAGTGATTATCGGCGGGCGCCCC